CTACACAGAGTAGATCGTCGGCAGCGTCAGATGTGTATAAGAGACAGACCTAATACAATTTAGACACAATTCAAACAATTCACCCCTTTTCCCCCCCTTTGCGTCAACAAGTCTGACAACTTGAATAGTAGAAAGTTGTTGACATTTCTGGAAGTATGTGGTAAGATAAGAGTGTAGTAAAGATAACATATCAAATGGAGGTAAGAATATGGCAAGCAAACAGTACATGTTAATCGAAAAGATGGAAAGAGAAGCGTGGGTAAGGTTACGCAAAGCAACCGAAATGTATGAAGCAGATGATAAGAAATTAACACAGGCAAGAGCTAAATGGTCAATCTTATCAGAAGCTCTTGATAATCTGGAAGCTATTGAAGATTCAGAAGCTATTGAAGGTCCTACATCAATTAAAGCTGAAATTATAAATCAGGTAATGGAACAGAGAATTTCCGAAGCATATGAAAAAATTGCATACATGACGGCGGCATGTGGAAAAGACAATGTTCAAACATTATGCGCAAGGCGCGAATGGTATGGGATGAAGAAACTTGAAGAAGCAATCAGAACTAAGGAGGTAGAGATATTACATGCGTAAAGTTTGGTACAAAGTAGGGTATAAATTTAAAGAACATTGGCATTATATAAGAGTAGAGGAATCCGAATTAACACAGGTAATATTAGAATTATTAGCATATTCACCAAAAATATCAATCACCCATAAGGAGGAAAAGTAATGACAAAGAAGGAACTGAAAGAAATCGAAACACTGGAAAGAAGAGCGGCAGAAAAGCTTGAAGAAAGCGAAAAAGTATTCGGAAAAATGAATACAGTAACAATCAGTGATAGAGCATATTGGGCGGGAATAAGAGCCGTATTAGAAACATTAAAGGAGGAACAGTCATGATTTTATCAGTAACAACTAACACAGTTTTGACAGTAATCGTAATCGGATTTCTTGTAGGAATACTCATCGGATATGCGCTCGGGAGGACATCAAGATGCGAAAAGTAGTAACACGCTCCATATCATTTAACAAAGACACGCTAGCATATATTGATGCGCTGGCAGAAGAGAAGGAAATCAACAGGTCGAAAGCCATAGACCTTATAGTAAAAGAGAGGATGGAAAACCATGAGACTAAGCCAGTTACACATTCTTAAAGAGAAAGAAAGAGCCATCAATGATTCAAAGAACTTCATACAGTTTTTATTATGCAAACGCGACGACGATTTATCCAACGATGAACAGATTGTTCTCGGTGAAATCTATGACAACCTAGAGATGGCAGGATATACGCTAAGCATTCTAATTGAGAAGGGAGTGAAGGAAAATGGCGAAGCAAAAGCAAGCGAAGCTGGAATGGGACTTGATGTCATACATGCCAGCCTTTTCAACCGCTAAACCGGAATCAGAGTTAAGAAAAGAATATTCAAGACTTAGAAAAATCGCTCAGAAAAGACTCGCCCGGTTCGTTGGAACCGAGTGGGAAAAGAGCGAAGTGTTCAAAAGAAATTATGGTAAATATCCAGTTCTGACCGATATCAAATCGCCAACCCAACTTCGTTACGAACTTGCCGCTCTGGCGCGATTTATAAATGCGGAAACATCCTCTGTATCTGGTCTTAAACGACAGAGAGCAAAGACAATAGAAACACTTAAAGATAAAGGTTACAACTTCGTAAACAGAAAGAATTTTTTCAAATTTACGGATTTCATGGATTCATTCAGAAATATGCAACTCAACAGAATTTATGACAGCGAAGCGGCATTAGCAGTATTCGAAGCTGGGGAACGGTTTAAGATTCCAGAAGAAGAGCTTAAGAGCAAATTTGAAGAGTATCTATCCAAAGCAGATGAGATAGAAAATATGGAAATTCCTAGAAACCCAAAAGCGCGAAACTCGGAATATATCAGGAGAAAATTGGGGATTAAATGATAGTAAATTGCGAAGAGTTTGACTTTGATTGGTATGAGTCAATACAACGGGAAAAACGTAAAAGAGGTAATCAGGGAGGAAGCTCCAAAAAAGATTACAAATCTATAATAACAGCCTTTGATATTGAGACATCTAGAATCAAAGCAATCGAGCAATCTATTATGTACATCTGGCAATGGCAGTTTGACGAGGAATACACGGTTATAGGGCGCACATGGGAACAGTTTAACGATTTCGTTCAGAAGCTTAAAGACCGAATGAAACCGAGAGAAAACCTTGTCGTATATGTTCACAATCTATCCTATGAATTTCAATTTCTTAGGGGCATATACAATTTCACGTCTGATGAAGTTTTTGCACTAAAGAAGCGTAAAGTCTTGAAATGTACCATGCATGGATTCCTAGAGTTCCGATGTAGTTACATTCATAGCAATATGTCACTTGCGGAATATACGCGCAAGATGGAGGTGAAGCACCAAAAACTGGACGGGGAAGACTTTGATTACAACGAAGAACGCTACCCATGGACAGTTTTAACAGATAGACAGTTAGACTATTGTGTAAACGACGTTTTAGGTCTGGTTGAAGCAATCAAAAAGGAAATGCAAATTGACGGCGACAACCTATATACAATCCCTCTCACATCGACAGGATATGTTCGTCGCGATGCGAAACAGGCAATGCGATTAGTCCGCTATGGATATGTATCCAGTATGCTTCCAGACCTTGAAACATACAAGGCACTTAGAGAAGCTTTCAGAGGTGGAAACACACACGCAAACCGTTTCTACTCCGATATGAAACTGGAAAACGTTCATTCCTTCGACCGTTCAAGCAGTTACCCCGATGTAATATGCAATTGTGAATACCCTATCAGCGCATTTTATCACGCCGGAGCATGCACAGCAGAACAGCTTCTAGACCTGATAAACAGGCGACACAAAGCAGTTCTGATGCGAATAGGAATCGTCAATCCTAAACTAAAAGTTGGACAAGGCTGTCCCTACATAAGCAAGGATAAAAGCCGTATGATAAAGAACGGATTATACGACAATGGACGTGTCCTAGAAGCGGAGTATTTAGAGACAACAATAACAGATATAGACCTAAAAATAATCATGATAGAATATGATTTCGATGACCTGATTCCGCTGGACGTATACCATGCAAGATACGGCAAACTCCCGAAACCCTTCATCGACCTGAACATATCATATTACAGAAGCAAGACAAGGCTTAAAGACGTTGAGGGAGAAGAGATATTCTACATGAAGTCAAAGAACAAGCTTAACGCAATATACGGCATGACAGCACAGGACCCTGTACGACAGGAGATAGAATTCATGGCTACACAGGGATTCACAGAGCGAACAGATGACATAGGAGAGCTACTATCGAGTTCAAACAAGAGAGCCTTCCTACCCTACCAATGGGGAGTCTGGACAACAGCACATGCCAGATGGAGACTTGAAGAAGGCATCCAGATAGCAGGAGAAGGATTCGTCTATTGTGACACGGACAGCGTAAAATATATCGGACAAGCTGACTGGACAGCTTACAACGAGCTTCGCATTGCAGACAGCTTAGAGTCTGGCGCATACGCAGAAGACCCACACGGTAACGTTCACTACATGGGCGTATACGAATCAGAAGGCACCTATGACTACTTTAAAACACTAGGGGCAAAGAAATATGCCTATGTAAAGAACGGACGCTTGACGGTCACAATCGCAGGAGTAAACAAGAAAAAAGGTTCCATCGAACTGGGAACCATAGATAAGTTCAAAGAGGGATTCATCTTCTCAGACGCAGGAGGAACCGAGTCTGTCTACAACGACGAGCCAGAAATAGCTTCCTATGAGATTGACGGAAAGATAATTGCCATCACATCTAATGTGGTATTGAAAGATTCAACCTACACGTTGGGAGTAACAGCCGATTATCGACGACTTTTGGACGAGTCAAGAATAGCATAAAATTTAAATAAAGTGCTTGACAAAATACATATAATCATTTATAATAATAGTGTACTGGTAATATAATTGATGCAAAGAAAGAGAGGGCAAAATGAACAGAGCAATTATTGTAGGAAGGTTAACACGCGACCCGGAAATCAGATATAGTGCAGGTAGTGAACCAATGGCAGTTGCCAATTTCACACTGGCTGTTCCACGATGGAACGATGAAGAAGCAGATTTCATTCGCTGTGTAGCATTCGGAAAAAAAGGAGAGTTTGCCGAAAACTACCTGTTCAAGGGAACAAAAGTTATCCTGGAGGGGCATATCGTAACAGGCAAGTATGAACACAAAGACGGATACACCGTATACACAACAGACGTTGTAGCAGACTCCATTGAGTTTGCAGAAAGCAAGAAAGACGAAGATTCAGAAACAAGTAAACCAGCAACCAAAAAACCATATCAGAAAAGGAGATAATCATTATGACAAAGAAAGAACAGGCAGTATTTGACAAGGTACAGAACAAATTAAATCAGGCAGTTGTAGAAAAAATGCTTGCAGGAGAAACAGTTGACGAGAAGTTAAAAGGAGCAGCAGAAATCATTAATGCACTCTCAGCAGAACTTGAAGCGGCAAGAGCGGACAAGCAGGAAGAAGCATAATAAAGATTAAGAGCCGCAAGGCTCTTTTTCTTTTATAGAAAAGGAGGAAACATGAATCTATATCTTGACAACGGATATGTAAATATAAGAGGAATTATTGAGCTAGGATTGCCATTCAATTTTATTGTCGGAGGACGAGGAACAGGAAAAACATATGGCGCGTTACAGGTTATGGAAGAGGATAGATATAAGTTCGTGTTCATGCGTCGAACACAGGCGCAAGCCGATATGATTAGCACTCCTGAGTATAACCCATACAAGAAATTAAACTTCGATAAAGGATGGAATATTGGATGCGCAAAGATAAATAAAATGACCAGCGGATTCTATGAGATGCAGAACATCAATGGAAAAATGAAGCCAGAAGGAGAACCAAAAGCAATCATTCTAGCCTTGTCAACCATCGCAAACATGAGAGGTTTTGATGCGAGCGATTACGAAATTCTTCTATATGATGAGTTTATTCCAGAGAGTCACGAACGCCCCATAAAAGAAGAAGGAAAAGCGTTTAAGAACGCCTATGAAACAATTAACAGAAACAGAGAATTAGAAGGCCATAAACCCGTTCAATGTATTTGTTTAGCAAACTCAAACACGATGACAAACGCCCTGTTTCTTGAATTAGGATTGGTCAAGAAAGCAGAAGAAATGCGAAGACGAGAACAAGAATATTCCATCATGAGAGAACGCGGCATAGGACTCTTTGTTTTGCGCGAAAGTGACATATCTGAAAAGAAAGCTGACACGGCTTTATACAAGCTGGGAGGAAGCGACGAGTTCAACCGAATGGCATTATCGAACGAATTTGTAACAGACGAAATCGGAAGAATAAAAAGCAGGAATTTAGTCGAATATCGCGCCGTTGTAACAATAGGAGAGATAACCATTTACAAGCACAAAAGCAAACCACTTTTGTATGTCTCCACACACCTTTCGGGAACGTGTCCACAATTCGGTTCTGGCGACATAGACAGGTCAAGATTCAAGAAAAAATTCTTCTGGTTATGGTCTTCATACATGAAGAATAATATCGAATTTGAAGAATATTTATGTGAAATTCTGTTTAACAAATATTTTGAATAAAATTTTTCTGAAAATAAAGCTTGACAAAATTTTCCAAAAGTGGTATATTTATATAGAGGACTAGTGGTCAGACGCAAGCCCCGGAAGGGTTGACACATCGCGGCGGCGATAGGAAGCTAGTCCTCACTTCTAAATTGGGGCGGAAAGAGAGGGCATATATGACATTAACCGAAATGACACAGTTGCTCGCGAATGGAGGAACATTGGCGGTGCTGATGTACTTTATGTTTGTAAAATCTGACGCACAGTCGCAGGCAATTGGAAAGCTTACAACGGCAGTTGAGAAGCTGAACATTCTCTTGCAGAGTAAGGAGGACGAAGGGTGAAAATTATGTTCGAAGACGTTACCGAAATGCCAGAAATCAGGGTAAATGGTAAAATCTACGCTCCTGTTTCAGAGGACAAGCCAGCAAAGAAAGTTACATTATATGACATCATTGCGGGTAAACACGGGGCAAAAGAATGGGACGATGTAGTCGGAATGATACAGACATGGTATTACGGCTCTTACGTCAAAGCATCATGGTGTGCGACAACGGTTTCATGGGCGGCGGCAAGCATGGGGATTCTTGACCAGATAGGCGGCAAAAATGAAAATGTATATCACATGATGAATGCATGTTCAAAAAGTGGAAAAGGTAAATTTTTCAGTAAGAAAGCAGGAAATATCCCGACAAAAATTGAACAGGGAGACATCCTGTTTTATCTGTGGGACGGAGACACAATGAAGGTTGATTCTTCAAAACATGTCAGCGTTGCCGCAGAAACAACAAGCAGTAATCAGATATTGTCAGAAGGTGGAAACCAGAAGGACAAGATTTGCAGACTTTACTATGAGAAAGCAAAATTATATGCCGTATTTAGGCCAGATTATTAAAGGAGGTAAACATGGATATTAAAGACATTATCGCTCTTGCGAACGCCGGATTCACGGCTCAGCAGATTGCCACAATGGCGACGACAGCACAAGCACCAGCACCAGTTCCAGCACCAGCACCAGCACCAGTTCCAGCACCAGCACCAGCACCAGTTCCAGTTGACCCTATCATGGAACAGTTAAAGGCGCTTACAACGGCGGTGCAGACAAACGCAATTATCAATAGCCAGTTGCCGATTACTCAGCCAGAAACGCCGGAGGATATACTGGCAAGTATTATTAATCCGCCAACAATTGTAAACAATAAATAAGGAGGTAAACATGGCCGCAAACGATTTAAGTTTTAACCAGTTGTCAACAGTATTAAACAGTATTGTTGCACAGGCAACAGGAAAGAATCCATTAGCAATTACTAACACTTCTGAGTTTATTTCGGTAGCTCAGACGGCACTTAAAACTGGATATGACCCGTTATTACAATCAATCTCACAGGTGTTATCAAGAACTATTTTTTCTACCAGGCCATACTACAGAAAGTTTGGTGGTATTCAGGTAGATAACCAGAAATGGGGAAACATCACAAGAAAGCTTAATATTTCCGACAAGGATTGGGAAAATGATGTGCGATTTGAGCTTGTTGATGGCGAATCAGTTGACATGTACAAGGTTAACAAACCTAACATTTTACAGACAAACTTTTACGGCGCAAACGTGTATGAAAGAAGCTACACAATCTTCAAAGACCAGCTCGACTGTGCATTCTCCGGACCTGATGAGTTCGCCAGATTCTTAAGCATGGTGACAGGAAACTGCACCGACATGATTGAACAGGCCCATGAGAATCTTGCAAGAGCTACCGTGGCAAACTACATCGGAGGTAAAGTTAAAGGTGACGCAGACAGTTGTATCCATCTTCTGACAGAGTATAACGCGCTTACAGGGCTTGCTCTTACGAAGGAAAATGTATATCAGCCGGCTAATTACAAGCCATTCATTGACTGGGTTTATAGCCGTATCGCTACCCTGACAGAGCTTATGACAGAGAGAAGCCAGCTTTTCCATACTAACATCACTGGCAAGACAATTAACCGTCATACACCGTTACAGAGACAGAGAGTTTATTTATATGCTCCTGCAAGATTCAATATCGAGTCTATGTCTCTGGCAAATACATACAACTATAATTTCCTTAAGATGGCCTACAATGAAACTGTGAACTATTGGCAGTCCATACAGAGTCCATCTAAGATTAATGTGAAGCCGTCTTATTTAAAGGCTGATGGAACAATTACAACGCCAGAAGCTGCGCTGGAACAGGATGACATCTTCGGTGTAATCTTCGATGAAGAAGCACTCGGATACACGGTAATGAACCAATGGTCAGCTACTACACCATTCAACGCAAAGGGTGGATATTCTAACGTATTCTTCCACTTTACAGACCGTTTCTGGAATGACTTTACAGAAAACGGATTAGTACTTTTACTCGATTAAGGAGGTATTTAAATGGGCATATCAGTGAATATGTATACGTTTAGCAAATATGCTAACTCAACGGAACAGCCAGCAGGAGCCGGGACAAGCTTTGATTGTGTACTGAAAGATACAAGCGGAGTAATTAATCCTACTATCGCTCTGAAACTTGATATGTCCTTTAATGTCTCTGCCTACAACTATGCCTATATCCCGGATTTTGAAAGATATTATTTCGTCCGTGAATGGACATGGGAACGCGGCCTTTGGGTTGCCAGTTTGGATGTAGATGTTCTTGCCACATACAAGGCGCAGATTGGCGTTTCAACTCAGTATGTGTTACGCAGTTCTCTTGCATCAAACGGCAAAATACTTGATACTATTTATCCTACCACAAGTGACATCACGCATCAGCGTGTAGCTGTAGAACTTCCATGGAAGATTCATTTAGAGGATGGTTACTATGTGGTAGGTATAATAGGTGACGCGAATAACACGTTGGGAGCGGTAAACTATTACGCGTTTACGCAGTCAGAAATGAATGCCTTTAACAAGGCTCTGATGGCGAGTGCAGACTGGTTAAATGTTCCTACAGAGGAAATATCAACAGAGCTTTTAAAAGCTCTATATAACCCCTATCAATATGTTGTTAGCGCATTGTGGTTTCCTAGAGTAATACCGCTTACAGAAGCTCCGGCAGTTGCAAGTATCAACTTCGGTTGGTGGAGCATTACTGTTAAATGCAGGAAGTTAAAAGCGACGGCTACATCGTTCAGCGGTTCGATTAATATTCCGAAGCATCCACAAGCCGCAACAAGGGGAGAATACCTTAACCTTTCTCCGTACAGCAGATACACATTAAACTTCACTCCGTTTGGTTCTTTTCCTCTAGATACAACGAAGCTTTCAGGGACAAGCATCTTGAATTACACAGTGCTGATTGACTACATAAGTGGAACAGGAAGACTCAACATTGCTCCGCAGTTTCCAGATGGAAACAGCCCAATTATTGAATCGGTTGAGGGAATGTGTTCAGTTCCGATTCAGCTTGCGCAGATTGCCAGAGATTACATAGGAACCACGGCTACCGCCATTGCTTCCGTTGGGGACGTGGTGCAGAGTGCAGTAACTGGAAACATTGGAGGAGCAATATCCAACTTTGCTTCTGGAATTGACAGTACTTTGAAAGCCGCCGCTCCGCAGTTAAGGACATCAGGTGGAAATGGTAATACATCTAACTTTATCACGGCTCCACAGTTATATTGCCAGTTCTTTAATCTGGTTCAGGAGTATAACGAGAAGTTGGGTAGACCGCTTTGTGAAGCAAGAGTTATCAATACAATACCGGGGTATATTATGTGCATGGATGCAGACGTTAAAACAGCTTCTACACAGACGGAGAATGAAAGAATCAAGGAGTACATGGAAGGGGGATTTTATTACGGCTAGTTGGCACGCTAAGAAGACCGGAGGATACTCAAGAACTTCTATAGAAGCAATCGATAATGCGAACATGATATACGCAGTTTTATACAATAAAGGCTGGACACTTAACGCAATATGCGGAGTGCTGGGAAACATGGGAGCGGAGAGCGGATACAATCCGTGGAGATGGCAGAGTGATAAGATAGGAGTCTCTACAGGCTCTCCATGGACAAACAAAGGATACGGACTCGTCCAGTTCACTCCGGGCGGTAAATATATCAATGACACCAGAGCGAAAGCAATGCCGGGATATGGACCTAACTTTTCTGATAAAGTGGGAAATGTTGCAGACGGAAATGCACAGATATTATTTGTAGATTCGTATGCAGACTATTACCCTACAGGTGCCTATCCGATGAGCTTCGCAGAGTTCAAGACAAGCACTAAAGACCCGGGAACTTTGGCTAAAGCATGGTTGTATAATTATGAAAGACCAGAAGACCCGGGAGCTACCGAATCGGCCAGAGCAGAGAATGGAAAGTATTGGTTTCAGGTATTAAGCGGTGAGATACCCCCTGACCCACCAGACCCACCAGACCCACCAGACCCACCCGGACCGTCTGGACATCTTGAAATATGGATGTATTTTAAATTGAAAGAAAGGAGGTAAACAGATGCAAGCACCTATGTTTTATGACCACATAAATGCAAAAGAATCGATGGTTAGCCCAAGCACAATGAAGGTTCACAATACCGGGCTTTACAGGCAGTTCCAGAGATATCTATTGCAAGAAGCTATGTCTCCTTTCAAATTCACTTTCCCTAAAACATGGGCGAAAGATTATGTGCTATATGTGCTTTATTTGTGGGGGTACTTTGCAATCTTTAACACGGACAAGTTCGGAGTAATTCCACAGCAGTGCGGTCTTTACGGATACGACGTTTTCTACAGACCAACGCATTGCATCATTACAAATCCTCTGTTCAAGGAAACGTATTATCCTAAGATTGGCAAGGACTGTACGTTGATTAAATTACAGCCTGATTATGGCGGCATTATGGACATCGTTTCATACTATGCGGAAATGATGGCTCTGTGTTCGGAGAGCGTTGCTGTTAACCTTGTAAACTCAAAGCTTTCATATGTGTTCTTTGCTAAGGGTACTAAGGAAGGAGAAGAGCTTAAAAAGATTTATGACCAGGTGGGAGCAGGAGAGCCTTGCGTTGTTGCTGATAAGAAATTTAGAGATGAAGACGGCTCTCTCGCATGGGAAATGTTCGACCGAAATGTGAAGAACAATTATATTGCCAGTGATATCCTTAGTGACATGAAAAAGATTAAGGCAATGTTCGACACCGAGATTGGTATTCCTAATACGAATACCGATAAGAAGGAGAGAATGATTACCAGTGAAGTTCTGAGTAACAACGTCGAGACGCTTAGCAAATGTGAGTTGTGGCTGGAAGAATTACAGGCCAGGTTTGAAGAAGCAAGGAATATGTTCGGATTTAGCAAAGAGGAACTTAATGTGGAGTGGAGATTCGACTTGACGAAAGGAGGTAATATGGATGAGAGCGACGCTATCAATATTGGGGCTGTACCAACGGGAACCGACTCTGTTCGATGAGCTGGAATTGCCAGCGGGTATGAAAAAAGATGTTCTTATAGATAATATTTTGTATGAAGCGGCGTCGCTTGAAGCCTATTACCCGGACCCTAATTTCATGAAATTTATGATTGGACGTTGGTCGTTTATGAATCAGAGTATCTGGCAGAAACTCTATGACACAACTGTTCTGGAATACAATCCAATTTACAACTATGACAGAACGGAAGAGTGGACAGAGAATGAAAAAATGCTGGATAGCAGAACAGCCGCTGGTAATGAACTTGAGACTCGTAACTTGAAATCCGGGGAGACATCTAGGACAGATTCAAATGGGGATGTTACAACTACGGGAACTATGAAAACAGAGTTGAACGTGTCGGGGTATAATGAAGTAACGTTTACTCCTAGTGAAGAAACAATTGAAACTCCCGATACTATGACATCCAATAATGTAATAGTTGATGGGACTAGAGATTCTACCGATACTGGAACAGTGTCTATTGACAAAAAAGATACTGAAAGCTTGGACAGAAAAAGAGATAATTTGAGAACTGGAAGAGCTTTTGGTAACATCGGTGTTACTACCACACAGCAGATGATACAACAGGAAAGAGAGACGGTTTTGTTCAATATGTACAAGGTTATTACCGATTCCTTTGTTGACAGATTTTGCTTGATGGTTTACACATAAGGAGGTGAAACAATGGGATTATGGCAACAGTTTCCCTATCCTGATTATCACAATCTGAACCTTGACTGGATGATTACGGAAGTACAGGAAGTTAGGGTTAAGGTAGACGGACTTGTTTCAGAAGTTCAGGCAATGATTGATGGTGCTGAAAAGAAATTCGAAGCACAGTTTCAGGCGTTCAGGAACGAGATTAATCATACGATTACGGCGCTGAATATTAGGCTGGATGCGTTTGAGAAAATGATTCAGAAACAATTCGCAGATTATCAGGTGAAACTTGATGCACAGATTGCAAAAGCTATGCAGGATATACAGGCATTACTAGACAAGTTTCAGGGTGAAATCAACGGACAGTTACAGTTGATGCGCGAAATGATTCGCAACAGCGAAGCAAGCACAAGAGCTTATGTAGATGCAGAGATTCAGAAGGTAATCGATATGATTCCCGAGATTACAAGTGTCTATGTAAGAAACCCGATTACTGGAAAGGTTCAGCCGATACAGGAAGCACTTGATTCGATGAATAATTATTATCGGTATTTCGGATTGAATTGCTTGGAGTATGAAGCTAGAAACTGGACTGCAAAAGAATATGAAGAGCTGAACATGACAGCCGTGTTTTATGACTTCTATTCTAAGGAAAGGTTTGCATGGATATCGCCATTTACGGGTGAATGGTTTAGCACTTATGACTGGATGTACATGTTGACAAGCTTCCACAAAGAGAACGGATTGGCCGCAACTGAATATGACGCTATTATGATTACGGCACAGGCTTATGATGCTTTAATGATTAGCGCATACAACTATGATTTTCAAGGAAAGAACCTTGTACATACAAGGTAATAGGAGGTTATTATATGAGCGCAACAAATAAGACATTAAATTATGAATTACCGATTTTTATTGACACTGATAAACCGTCGTGGCTGGGAGATTGGAACGGTGCAATGACGAAGATTGACAACTCTATCAAGACTATTGATGGGGTTGCCGAGTCGGGCGTTACGACGGCGAATGAAGCGTTGACAACTGCCGAGGGTGCAGTGACGACTGCCGGAAATGCGCTGACTGCTTCGGGCGAAGCAAAAACGGAAGCTACCGCCGCTAAGACGCTGGCAAATAATGCTTACACACTGGCTGGCGATGCTCAGGTTAACTCAAATATCGCTATTGCGGATAGTACGAAAAATAAAAATGATATTAAGACAGTTGATGACAAGTTATCAGTTAATTATATTTCTTTAACAAAAGTTGCATCCGGTTCTGCATATAACTCTAATGCTTTTGTATCTAAATATATGTCAAAAATTATATATACAATGGAAACTTCAAGTTTAAAAACTATGGAAAAAGAAGCCGTAAAAGGAACACACTATAAAATTCCTTTTTCTAGTGTGCCAGGTAACGTTTTCAATCTTTTGGCTGATACTGTTGGTGATAACGCACATACTGTTTCATTGGAGTATGGAATATCGGAAATTAGAACTGCCTCTAATGTGTCATGGAAGTTTACTAGTATTATACTTTGGTTCGATGGCGTAAACACTAAATTAGGAGTATGGCTGGATAATGATTATGCAACTACTATCGAAGGATTTTCTTGCTATGGTTCTGTAACTTTCCTTCCTACAGGAAAAATTATTACACCTGTTGACATGTTAATGAGTGTGCAGTAATATTATTGAGCGTACATTTAGGTGTACGCTCTTTTCTTAATCAAACTGATTGCATGCTAGCTATTCAAGTTGTCAGACTTGTTGACGCAAAGGGGGGGAAAAGGGGTGAATTGTTTGAATTGTGTCTAAATTGTATTAGGTCTGTCTCTTATACACATCTGACGCTGCCGACGATCTACTCTGTGTAG